CGCCGATGGGGTTGGGATTATATATCCGCCCGCTACCAATGGCCTGTAAACAATGTAAACAGTGCAAACACATTCATCGTCGGTCGCACCGCCTATAACCGTAAGCTGGATTTTTTTTCCGCTCGCGATTACTCCCTGACCGAAATAAGATAAGTGTGCACCGGCGGTTAAGTTTTTCGCCGCCCCCGCCTCACTGGATATAAACACCACCGGCGTATCATCGGTTGACTGAATAGATATTCCAGCAAAATCGCCGTCTGGATTTGAATTGTCGGTGGGAATAATTATGTAGAGAAAATCAATTAAGCAGTTTTGCGCCGTGATATTAAATAAGTCATAATCCGCCGCAGCTTGTTTTAAATCTATTGTCCGCGAAACGAAAGTGCTTGAAGCCGGTTGCTTAACTACCCATGTCGAGCCGTCGATATTTACATAGAGATTTCCCGTATCGTATTCAAAAAAAGTAGAACCGCTTGCCATTTCCGGCTTTATATCCGTAGATAAGCCAATAGCTTTATTTTTCAAGTGGCCTATGTATGTAACTGCCATGCTTACCCCCTTTCACTTTTGAGAGCGGGAGCGGGTTTCCCCGCCCCCCCGTTAAAATTAACTGGCCGCTGGCCTTATAACAAGATAAGAAACAATCGCGTCATCCTGAGGGTTGGCAGAAAATTTAAAATCAATATATCCTTCCCCCGCTGTTGCTGATATTCCGGTTACACCTCCAGTTCCGTCATCCAGAATATTCCAAAACACAATATCTCCGGTAGCGACATTGGCTACTGTTACGCGATTAGTATCGCCATAATCCGCGTCAGTGGCCGCCACTTGGTCGGCGGTAACAGAGGATTGATCGGCATGGCCAGTGGTCTCATCTTCGTGGTCGTTGTATTTTGCTTTAATGTCGTTCAGCATGGTTATAGAATCGGCAAGAGTTGTGGTAGCGACTTCGCTCGAAAGAGCTTTCGCCGCGCCCTGTGCAGAGTGATAAGCCCAGCCCGAACCGAGAACCATATCGGCGTTATGCGCTGCATACAATGTCATTAAAGAATTTGTGAGAGCGATCAACGAAGCAAGGTCGTCGGCTTCATCTTCTATTGCGGCAGTAGATTGTAATCCCGTTGTGTGTCTGGTGGCGTTGCCAAAGTGATTGATAATATCACCGCGTATTTCGTTCGCCAGTGTTATCGCCGAAGACAAACCGGCGATATTCTCTTCGTACGACATAGTAACACTATCATCTGCCGCAACTAGTTTCGGAAGCGCAAGGGTTACCTTGCCGGTCTTATCCATCGTCACATCACCGCTTAATACTGCCGCCGCACAAGTTTCGCCCGCGCCTTGGCCGATGACAATAGAACCCGCTGCCGAATTATCTAACAGAGTAACGTCTCCATCTGTTTTAGTTCCCACCAATACCGTACCAGCACCGGCGGATATCATCGTGTCCTCAACAGCCTTTGCGGCAATTGTTACGGCTCCGGTGGCATCCATCGTCACATCACCGCTTACAGCGACACTAGCCACTGTGGTTCCGTTGCCGACCAATATTTGTCCACTTGTCTTCGCAGAAATAGCAGCGGCTTTGCCATCTGAATCTCCAACAAGAATACTCCCCTGTGCTAATGCGATGTCAGGCGCTTCCAGCGCTCCATCCGCAATACTCAGAACGCTACCGCTTTCCAGTGCAAGCGTGCCGCCGCTTTCCACGGTTATAGTTCCGCCGTCCGCAACAACAAATTCCTCTCCACCTTGTTTTCTGTAAACCTTAGATTGATAACTCATTTTTTTTCTCCTTTTAAATCCTGTGGTTTCCCCGCTGGGGCGGCAGGATCGACCGCCCCAGCGAGTATCCATCGAAGGACAGGTTTTAACTTATCGCGGGCGCATCAAGAGGATGGCCTTTAATAATGTGAATACCAATAACTGCATTAGTCGTTGCCGCTTCCCTCAGTTCAACTTTGAGAAATCGCTTGCCGCCGACATAGCCAACCATAAAGGTAGTATCTTCGTCGTTAATGAGCGGTGTTGCTGGTACGCCGTCCGTAATGCTACCAGCGCCAAGCAAATCGCCATCCTCCACATAAGCATAATCTCCAGCCGAACCCGTTCCATCATCGTCGGCGTGGGAAATCCGAAGCGACATATAGTTAGGGTCGTCAATGTCCCCCGCGCCCGTTGAAACAACGATAACGGCGGAATTAAAACCGGCAAGATCGATATCTTGATCGCTGGTATGACCCGTAACGACAATAGGAGCCATTATGGTTTCTATTTCAATATTATTGTAAAGGTCTTTCATTTTATTTTTCCTCCTTTTTAACTTGTAGCAACTTTTAAAAGTTTAATCGCTTCATACATCACAACTCCGCCGCCAACTCTCTTTGTCGTGTAAAAGTGAATGTATGGTTTATTTGTGTAGGGATCACGCAAAACGCGAATACCAAAGCGATCAACAATCAAATATGCTCTTTTAAAATTTGCGTAGGCGATTGGATATTTATTGCTAGCAACAGACGGCATATTATCATCAATGACCACAGGCTTTCCTAATAGCAGGTTTGGCGCACCTTCTTTTAAGCCCAACTGCCAAATGTAATTCCCCTCACCGTCTTTGAATTTTCTCACCGTACCCTGCGTTGATGTATTCATCAGAAAAACCGCGCCTGGTTGGTAGGTAGCTTTCAGTGCCTGTTGTAGATCAATCAGCTTATCCACGTCGGTAAAAGTAGAACTTGCGCCGGTTGCAATAAAGCCGATTTTCCCCCACGCGTAAGAAGCGTTAGTAACCGTTGTATAGCCCAGAATGCCCTTTGGTTTTTCTACACCGTTACCGTTAATAAACGCATCGCCTTCGGCTTCGTTGAACACAGTAGCCACTTCATCAGCAAGCCACTGCTCGATATTAAGGGAAGAGTCGTCAAGCAGTTTTTGAGTTGCCGCCGGATTTGCGTAAAATTCTTTTGTGTTGATAGCAATCTTGGCCAGTTGCGGAGTGCTCGTCTCAGTTCTTGATGCTTTTTCTCCTACCCAGCCGCTGGTTGCGCCACCCTGATTAACTAGCTTCTCATAAGTGTCGGTAGAAATATTCACAACGGTTGCGAGCTGGCGCATAACAGAAATAGTTGAAGCAACGCGGTCAATTTCTTTGCTCATTTCTGTAGGAACGGTAAAGCCGCCGTCCGGATCAGATGAGCTGGATAAAGAAGCGCGAACTTCCAATTCTTTCAAATTTCCCTCGATACCTTTCCGGAACCATTTTTCGAATGCCTCTTTGTGTTCGGCTTTCGCGCGATCAATCTCAGTCTGTCCGCCGCCCGGATATTTCCCGCGAGAAATAATGGTCTGCAAGTCTTCGAGTTCTTTTTTCATCGCGGATATTTTGTCGAGTTCCGCGTTTATTTTTTCAACCTTCTCAGCCAGAAGCGGGTCTGCATGGCCTTTCTTTTCGATTTCTTTGAGGCGATTATCGTTTTCAGCCTTAAACTCTTCAAAGGCACGCCCCAAATCTTCAATGACAACATTAATGTCTTTGGACATTTTTATTTTCCTCCTCGAATTAAATTAATTAAAGTTTCTAATTTCTCAGCTTTCGCGGAATCCCTCCGCGATATATCGCGGCTTCCCGCCGCCACTCTGGCCGCGTAAGACCTTGAAGCCCCTGCATCCCGCAAGGCACGTTCAAGTTCCCGCAGCGTTAAGTCTCTACCTTCAATTTCCGTTTTGATTTCTTCCGGCGCGTTGGCAAACATAGAGAGGTCAAAAAGCGCGTTGACTTTTTTTTCGGTTTCTAAAACCGTATCAATTAATCCAAACTCTTTTGCTTCACTCGCCTTAAACCACGTCTCGTCCTTCATTAACTGTTTGAGTTCGCGTTTCTTGCCGCCTACTTTATCGTAGTAGATGTCGAGCATGTTATCGCCAATCTTCGCCAAGACGTCCGCGATGTCACGCAAATCGTGTTGGTTACCCGCGACCAAAACCCAAGGGTCGTGAATCATATACATTGCGGATTTGTGCATTTGGATTTCATCGCCAGCAAGGGCGATGATGGAAGCAATAGACGCGGCCAGGCCTTCCACTCTTGTTATAATTTCCGCGTCTTTGTTTTTTAGCGCGTTAAAAATCGCCACGCCATCAAAAACATCACCGCCCGGTGAGTTAATTCTTAAAGTGATTTTTTTTGATTTGATTGAAGCAAGGTCGCGGACAAAAGCATCGGCCTCAATGAACGGCCACCCAATAACATCATACACTAAAATTTCGGTATTATCATTTGCCGCCGCTTCAATTTTATACCATTCCTGTTTTGTTAGGGTCTTGCCCCAAAATTTGGCTGTTGCCTCAGCGTTTTTTATATTTCTATATTTAAGCATTGTTACCCCCCGTGCATAGCAATGGCGAGAGATGGTTGAAACGGTTTGTCAAGTTTCGCGCCCTTGCTTCTGTTTTTTGTTGCTTCTAATGGTTGAAGATTTTTTAACGACCAACAAAGACGAAAATCAATATCATCTGGTGTCTCAAAATTAAAAGCCGCGATGGGAATTTTATGATCGATATGCCAAGCAGTTCCATAATTTTCCCATGTCATTCCCGGCTTAAATAGTTTTTCGATATGTATCTTTAGTTGCTCAATGGTGAAGTTGACCAATAATTCCCAATGCCGCCCCGCCTTCATGCCCTTACGCAGCGATTCATTCATCCGCTTAGAGATTGTGCTGCTTAAATTTCCCTTATGTGTGCTGCGAAACTTTCGGTTAAATGTTTTTGAATATTCGCGCCGTTTTTTTGGGTTGATCTCGTTCCATTTTTTCAAATATTCTATGTGACGCTGTTTATTGGCCGCATACCAAGCCGCCGCCCGCGATTTAATTATTCCCTTATTCTCAGCATAATATTCTTTTTCATATCCTTCGTGACTCTGGTAAAACCTTTCTTTCCGTGCCTTCATTTTTTCGGGATTGTTTTTTTGCCATTGTGACGTTGCCGCATTTGTGCATAATTTGCACCATCCTCGCAAACCATCGCCGCGCCCTTTGGCTTTCCCAAACTCTATTTTACTTTTATTAGTTTTACATTTTGGGCAATACTTCATGGCGTCGCACCGTCTTTGTCAGGGCTTGGATTGTCCTGTTTTATTGAACTCGTTCTCGTGGCATAACGCTCCCCACCGGGATAAGGATTCAAATCTTCAAGCTCCCTGACTTCGTTTGGATTCATTATTTCTTTGTCAATAGCTGTTGCATAAGCGGCAAAGCGCGTTGCCATATCGCCGCGCAGCAACCCGTCCATTTTAAATTTTACGTAGTGTGTTTTTCTTTCATCTGGGGTGAGCAAATCTCTAGCTAGTGCTTTTTCAATATTCACCGCCCACGGCATTAACGAATAAATTACAAAGGATAATCCAAATTGTTCGGCGGATGCGAAGGTGGGATTGGTATCATCCGCCATTAACATGGAAAGCGGCAGGGAAAAGAAGATGTCTACAATTTCTTTTTTTTGGTAACGCCTCGTTTCGAGAAATTGTGCGTCTTGCGGATTAATCGAAATCTTTTGTGCTTTCATTCCTTCTTGTAAAAGCATTACTCTGTGCGCCTTACCCAATCCACTATATGTTTCCATAAAAATATCGGTGAATGTTTTAGGGTCTTTCAGTGTGCTGGGGTGTTCAACAATAACACCCGGATGGATTCCATTTCCAAAATAGCTTGCGCCGAACTCCTGAGCCGCCAACGAAAATCCGATACTCTCCCGCACCTGCTCGATTGGATTCATGCCCATGTAGCCGTTTGTTGATAAGCCGCGAAGATGTAGAATGTCAGAGCCTTGAACTTCTTTTATTGAGCCATCGGGAAAACGGCATTTGTAAATCAGTTTATAAAAATCAGTTTGTTTAACTTCTTGAACCACATTCGGAGCTAACGGGATTAATTCGTTCACCTGTCCCTTATGGGTATTTTTAAGAGCAAAAAAATTTCCGCGCAAAAGAAGATGAACTAATGCCATACTCCAGAACTCCGGCGCGGTCATCCACTCGTTCGGTTGATCATGCAATAAAAAGTAGAGCGGGTGTTCTGTTGCTTTTTCTTTGTCCTTGCCGTTTTGTTGCATGAGGTGGCAGGGCAATTGAGAAAAAGCCCGTGAAAGAATATTCACACAGGCAAAAACAATTGCTGATTTTGTCGCGTTGTCGGAAGTTACGCTGATCCCGCTAGAAGTAGAGCCGCCCGAAACACCCAAAATAAATTCTTGCAACTCGCGAGATGAAAGTGCCTTGGGTCGCAAGCGCGATACAAAACTCATTTGTTACTCCGTAAAAAAAAAGCAAAGAGCATAAAAATCAAGCCGCAAATTGTGAAACAAAGCCACGGTCGCAAAAGATATAGTCCGTAACCAAAAAGCAAAAGGCCGCCAAAAAGAAAAATGTCTCGAACATCAAGATTGATGTGCGATTTCAAGTTTTGAAAAAAGCGTCTATTTTGCAAAAAAAACCCCCGCCCCTGCTTTTTTGTTTCCCTAAGTTAATTGCAGCCCTCACTGGAACGCCAGTTCGCGAGTAGGTAATAAAATTACCTCTCTACAAAGAGTAAAAAGCGTCCCTATTTTTCATACTTCTTTTTTATTTTGGCGAGATGATTGCGAAGCGTTTTTTTTGTTATTTTAAGTAGTTCACACGTTTCAGAACGCGAGAGCCCCTTCCCCAAAAGCGTAACGACTTCCCGTTCTCTTTTCGTCTTGCCAGGCAAGTTAAGCAAAAATCCGCTATAGGCACTATCTCTCACCGTGATTATTTTTTATCCAGCTTTATGGCTAATTTTATATGACCGGATAATTTTTAACCAGTAAGATGTGGAAAATATGGAAAACCTGGACGGTTTTTTCGCTTTAATTGTAATTATGTTGAACGCGCTGGATAAAAAATGGGAAATTGATGCAACGATAATCCAAAAAAAACTTGCGGGATTATCCATACAGCCGCAATTATTCCGTCAATCCGATTTTATTCCAGCGGTTTCATTTTGTGTTTCTCACGATAGGCGATTATAGCATCGTAAGATATTCTAATAGTTCCCCGATATTTTTCGGCTTCAATATCCCCACATTCAATCCACCGGTAAACCAACGATTTCGAAACGTCAAAATATTGCGCCACCTCGTCAACTCTGTAAAGTTGTTTTTCCATGACTAAGCCTGCCCCAGTAAGCTTTTTCTTATTTCATCTTTTGTTTTACTATCGTAAGCAGATGCTGTTTTTACTTCTTCCAGAATTCCACAAGCCATTACAGCCGCAATTATTCCGTCAATCCGACCCGTTGCTTTATTTTTAGAGTATTTTATATCGCCTGCAGCATTCGCCTCCGCCACTACGCACGCGGCATTCCACGTCAGGCATGGATTACCATCATGTCGTAATGTTTCGCCGATAAGTTTTTTTTCAAACACTTTTACCGCCGGTCCCATCGATAGATATCCCTGCCCGAAAGGCACTATTTCCGGTAATTGATATCCGCTTCTGTCTAACGCGGGCAAAAAATATTTCTCGACATAAGCGCGGTCAAAGGCGATTTTCTGCACACTAAACTTATTACAAATTTCAAAAATATCTTTCACGACAAAGTCATATTCTATGGTTTTGCGTGGCACGGCGTTAATGTAACCAGCGTCCCGCCACGCGATATACGGCACGTGGTCTTGGTCTTCTTTTTTTTTAAGTTCGACGCCGGGAAGCCAGAACCATACTTTAAGTCGCCAGTAAGGATCGGCTTCAGATGGTTCGAACACTAACGCAAATGCAGTTAGATCGTGAACGGCAGACAAATCTAATCCACCCCAGCAACGGCGATTTTGTAAAATTTCTAGAGGATAATCTTTATCCTTGCACGCTTCCCATGCGTCGCGCGAAATTGCCGGATTTTCCGCTTCTGTCCAAACACAAAAACACAATCGCTTAACAGTAGCCATTTTCGAGGGGAGGCCGTAAGCCTCTTTTATTTGGCTCCTAATATAATTGTATCCGGGCAGGCCGTGAATCAATGAAGGATTAACTTTAGGCCACAATGATTCATCGGTTAAATATTTATCGTTTTCTAAATCCTCTTCATCAAGCGAGCAAATATAAGAAAAAAATTCATCGTTTTGAATTTGCTCCAAAGCAATTTTACTTCCCATATCATGATATTCCCAACACACGCTTGATGTATTATGTCCCGCGTTAGTAATCATAAAACTTAATGGTTGCTCTCGGAATTTAAATCCTGCTCTAAGCATTTCGATAGCTGTCCCGTCCGTATGCTCGTGGATTTCATCTAGTAAAGCAATATGGGGTCGCGGCCCAGATTGTTTTTTGTCAGATGAAATAACCCGAAAAAAAGAGCCACTTTCCAAATGAGATAAATTCCAACATTTTTCACCAACTCCGGATGCAATAAGGCGTTTATTAATCTCCGGCGATAATTCATACATCGCAACGGCGTCGCGAAATAATATCATGGCCTGATCGCGTTTGGTCGCTGCGGCATATATTTCTGCTCGTGCTTCTCCATCTGCAAGCATTCCCATCAATCCTATGCCCGCGGCAAGCGGAGACTTACCACACCCCTTCGCGCCTTCAATGTAAGCGACGCGGAAACGGCGCTTTTTATTTTTTTTCCTTTCCCAACCAAATAACGACCCAATAATAAAATCCTGCCATGGAAACAAAAGAAAAGGTTTCCCTTCATATTGTCCACCGTTTAAATGCAGCACCTCTTCGAAAAAAGCGATTGCTTCGCTTGCTTTGTGTTCGCTAAACGCGAACGGATAAGATGTTGATTTTGATTTTTCCAAATCGTTAAGGTGGCGCTGGCAAGCTCCCCGGACGTAAGCCCCCGCCAGTATTTCACCGCTTAGCACCTTGTGTGCATAAGCGGTGGCGCGATCTTTTTTTCTTTTTATTTTCATGACGCGAAAAATCTTTCCTTTTTGCTCGTTATTTTGTTAGGTTGCTGATTAACCGCGACTCTACTTCTACTACTCGGAGTCATCCCCATTTCAACTAAGCATTCCTTCATTTGTTTCCACGCTGTATTCTTTACCGGCACATAAGGATTTTGTATTGGAAATCCAGTTTTTGTTCCCACAATCACGCCCCTTTTTGCAATTTGTAATACTGCATCGCTCCATGTCGCATATGATTCGCAATACATTGCGAATATAGTCTGATCAAGTTCGGTTAATATTCCCGATGGTTCCAACTTCTTTGCTTCCCGTTTCCATATTTTTTTTGCCTCCGGGCTGAGACCATCAGGGCACGCGGGAAATTTAACCTCTAGTTGTAATTCGTTTTCCGGCAATGGCCGATGTCCCGGATTTCCCATCAATATTTTTAGTTTTGTCGGCTTAGGTTTTCTGCCACGCATTTTACCCCCCTCCTCTAATTTTGCGATGTTGCGAGCCGAGCTCCCCACTCGGTTTCCAGCGTTACCCCTCTAGACATTTTTGCCACCCCCCCCTGTGTTCCAGGGGTGCTTATTATCAATTGGTATTCCACACACATCACATCCCGATATTTTTCCCCTATGCTCTTTTGCTGTTTTCCGATTATGACAAGTGATGCACAATGTTTGTAGGTTTTGCTCGTCGTAAAATAAATCACTGTCTCCACCGTGCGGGATTATATGATCGCACTGCGGAGCAGGAGTAAATCTATTGCATAGCTTACAAGTATAATTATCACGAGCAAATGTCCTTAACCGTAACCACTCCCAGCGTTTAGAGTTAAATAATTTAGGATATTTTTCATATCCCGTTTTTCCTGTGTTTTTTTGCGCCATTATTTTATCGTTACATGTGCATTTCAGTTTAATCACCCCCCTTTCCTAAACCACTTCCCCCATAGTTCTTTCATATTATTTTTTCCAAATCTGATATTTAGATATAAAATCCACCGTCTTTTCTTCTGCTGCACGTAGTTAAAAAACACATTCATAGCTATCAATAAGTTGTGTAGTAATGTGCGTTTTTTGCACCTTTCCCGTTTCTCCCCCGATTCCGAATTAGTCAAGACTTTTTCGGCATCACATCTTTCCGCTACTTTGCCGCTTTTCCATAGGTGTGTAGTGGAATTTCCTTGTATTATTCTGATAGTTCTGTAGCGCCTCGCAAGAATTTCGGCGTTGATAATCGCATAATCTTCGTCTTTGTGCGCAGAGATTGTTGACCAATCGCGGGCATCATAGTCGTAATTTTGGACGCGGTATCTTTTGCGCTTTTTTTTTACTAATTCTTTTGCTTCGTCTAGTTTTTTATTTGCTGTTGCTAAAATCTCTTCCGCTGGCATAGTTTGTAATTTCATTCCCTTCCTACCCTGTAGTAATCATGCGCTGGAGTTTTTAAACTCTAACAGTCCGTCTTCCGATTTATGCTGAAATCTGCATATTTCCTCGGTGTTAATTTTTAGAACATAGTCCTGCATTCCCTCTTGTGAATGTTTCTTGTTAATATTCTGAATTATAACTGACATCCCTTAACCCCTACGTTGTCGCCTCGATTTTCCACAATAAGCGTCATTTCGTTTGGATTATATCTTGCCCTTGTTGCGCCTAACGTAGTAGGCGAATATCCGGCAATCTCACCATATCCGGTAAACCCCTCGGTATAGGTTTTTAAATAACTCCCTGTGATCAGCCCCATTGTTACCCTCTGCCCTATTTCGGTGCAGTTAAAATTTGGCGTGAGCCGTAAAAACGCTTTTGCGAATTGTTCGTGGACATGGGACATCATCACTAAGTCGGCATCAACCATATCCACCAACGATTTAAGTTTGTTTATTTTTCCGCCTGCGGTGTTCGCTGCACCCATGCCGTGATGAATAAACACCCTCAGCTTTGCCGTAAATTTCTCCGGCGGTGTATAGGAAATGCTTAATCTGACCTTCCGGCGGTTTGGTTTATGAACAAAATAAAGATCGGTAAAGCCAGAATATCTCATGTTTGGGGCGTTCATTTTATCGCATAGTTCTGAATGAACGAACATCTGCGATCCCCGAACAAAGGCTTTCTGCTCATGGTTGCCTAACAAAATCCCTAAACATTTATCCCTGATGGGTAAATATATATCGCAAAAAATATTAACTGCGGTAGCGGCAAGCGTAGCCAGGTCATTTATTTTGAGGTCTTCATCAAACGCTTCAGCGTCAAACCGCCCGTCACCTGGATAAATAGCGTCAAAATAATCACCGCCACAAAACCACAAGGCATAATCATCTTCGGCTATCCTGTCGCGGTCTTTGAGGATATGGCTCATACTCGAACCGCGATTAAGTAAATGCTGGTCTGCAATATCATAAATACTAAACTCCGCGTCCTTGTCGGGGTATTCAATAATCCTACAGCCTGCGGCTTCCATTAATCATCTCCTTGAATTTTTTTTCATCAATCACCGGGGACTGTAGATTTGTCCAGCCTTTTTTCGCCATGCGTTGTCTTATAGCTTCATTAGTGCGTGATACCAAAACTAAAGCCATTTCAGAAATCTCAAGCTTCGCATCACACATTTCTTTTAGGTATTTGTCCTCGTCTTCCGTCCATTGCATAATTATCACCAGAAATAACTAATTATTCCCATAGCCAGAAGCGCAATCATGAAACTCATCAAACCCACAGCTAAACACACAGCGATATAATCAAATTGGAAAATCAGAAAATCTAAAACCTCTTTTAGTTTTTTCATGGCTCACCTCAACAATATATCCCAGCTCCCTCGATAGATAGAAAACCCGTTTTTCTTAAAACACACCGACAAACATCACAGTAACCCTGAAAGCTACGCGCCGTCAGTTTGTGGCAATAAATACATTCATACTTTTCTGTTTTTCTCTGAGGATAATTTTTTCTCTTTTTACGCTTTTCGTTTCTTACGTTGGAACAGTGATTGCAAAACTGTCTCCGGCTGTAAGCATCGGGAATTATATTTCCGCACATCTCACAATGCTTGTCTTGTCTCATGATACCCCCCGTTTTATACGCCTTATGTGTTTTTGTTTTCTTTCCTTTGGCTGTAATTCTTTTATTTTTTTTATTAATAATTCCGGCGCGGCAACTAAATCATTAATCGTTATCCGCAAAACAACATAACCCATTTTTTCTAAATACTTATCCCTAACCGCATCTTTTTTGGGATTGTGTAAATCGCTGTCAAGCTCCACCACCAAGTAATTATCAACCAAATAATCAACCCGATACGCGCCTATTTTTTTCTGAAACTCAAAAGCAATACTGTTTTTCTGTAAATAATTATAAAGCAAATGTTCGGCAGAGCTGTCGGCCTTTAAGGTCATGTTATTTAAAATTTCCTGCATACTGTTGAGCTTTCTGAACTCGCCGTAATAATTTACCCGACAAGCGTCCACGTGTTTCATGTAAATAGCCGTTATTTCCTCTGGTGTTTTTCCCTCTTCAGCTAGCCGCCAAATAAGAGGCTCAAACTTTTTTAATACTTCATTGTGAAGCTCTGATGTGATCTCGTTCATTGTAATTCATGCTTTCTATTTTGATTATTTTTTCGCAATACCCCCACGGCTTTTCCGGCTTCGCAGAAAAACATTGAATCAAGGTATGTAAAACCGCTCTGGGATTTTTATTTTCTTTTAATGCTTTGTTCGTAAAAATAAGCGCATCTTTAAAAACCTCTTGGCGATAAAGCAAATCAATAAATTTTTCTATTTCGTCTTGAATTTTTGGCGTTGAGTAATTTTCTATTTCTTCTTTAGTGGGAATAAAAACAGGCGCGGCAGCAATATACTCTTTTATATAGTTTAGTTTAGTTTCTTTTAGTTTAGTTTGTGTATTATCAAACGGAGAAACTATGGTTTCTGGTGGATTAACGGGGGTATTAATTCCGTTTCCGTTACCGGAAATGAATTTTGCCTTGATTTCCGCTAACGTGGTGGGCTTGTTTTTCCGCTTTTCGTAAGCGTCTTTAATGCTGTTTAAAAAATCTTGTGAGGCTATGACGGAGTGAGTTATCCACAGGTCTTTATCTATTTTCCCGGTATCGGCCATCATGTTTAGCATGTCAATTCCTTCTTCTTCGTTGACTTTGGTTTTCGCAAAAAAATAGCTCCTATCACCAGCGTCTTTTAAACAACAATAATGGTCGGGCGTTTCCGATAAAAAACGAAATACGTTAGTAAAAAAACCCGTTCCTGCCGCCCGGTATTTGCTCTCCAAAATAAATAATGTTTTTCCGTCCTTCACGTAAAAAGGAAAATACTCAACTGTGTGTTTTTCCGGCCTCGCCATAACCTCACCCTTTTTTCTTTTTAAGAACACTTTGTGAACACTGATGTTTATAAAATATACTTAGAACGCATTTATGCGCTTTGACTTTTTTGCCGCACTGTGGGCAGATAAAAACCTTATCCATCAATCACCTTTTTTAAATTGTAATAAGCCTGCTTCAAAAAATCATTCTTGGTTATTCCATTTTCAACAAACCACTGCTTGCTTTGCGTTTCCCGTTTCTCTAAGTATTCAAGCCAGCCGTTTTTAACGAGCCAATCTCTTATTTGCCCCTCGCCTTTTTTTGTGTGGGCGTGTTGATGACAGCCGTATTTACAAACAGGAAAACCATTAACGGGTAGATAACGAGTAAGAAGATTTTTTCGTTTTATGTAGTGGTGAACTTCAATCTGAGTTTGGGACTCGTGTTTTCCACAAAAAAAGCAACAATGGTTATGATATTTTTTACTGGCCTTGCGCCACATAGTTAATAGATTATTGTCCGAAGTTCCTCTCATGCCGCTTCCCTTAGGAGTAACCTTCAATGACGTATAGAGAAATAAGTTCCGATAAATCTTTTAAACATCGTGCCTTGACAACCTCTTCCAAGTCGGCCTTAAATTTTTCGCCTATTCTAAACCCGACAGGAATTTTCTTTGTGTCGTCTTTGATTACGGGTGGCCTTCTGGTTCTGCCCCTTGTTCTTTGGAAATAAAAGTTCTAAAACCGTTACTTCTCCGCCAGTTATAGCGGAAATCTTTTGCGCGGTTAGTGGTCTTAGTGCCTTCCCGTTAGCCG